AGTAGTATGCTAAATACTCTTCATGGCTACTACAGGGCATGTATACGGCCTGTCCTGTACCATCTTGATGTACGTGGATCTTACCTTCACAACCCATGTCCATACTTCTAGCTCTAGCTTCCATCTCAGTAGAAAATACATCATTAGCTAGTTTAGCTTTAGATACTGACTTCTTGGAACTAGATGGGTGTCCTGATGGTAGTAGGTCTTTGTCGTGATTAGCCTTCTTGGAACCTCTGACAATCTTAAGGAAGCTATTGACACGAGCCATTGCCCATTGCTCAGGGCCAGTCACATTAGGACGTACTGACTGAGGGTTTGTACGGTAGGCACCTACACCCCTATCATATACTGCCTCAAGCATACGCATAGTCACTTTGTGCTTAGACTTCTTGTTATGCTCTTCCATCTTATTCTTGAGGGCTGTTTTAGGCATTAGATGGGAACCTTTCGTCTATTAGGGTGCCTTCTCCAAAGACACTGATCTCATTGTTACCTGAAGAAGATCTACCCTGAAACTCAATGTCAGTCTTCTCTGTATACTTAAATGGTAACTGTCTTAGAATTTGCATCTGGTTAAGGAATGTTGTTTCAGCTACCCTAAGAACTACACCAGTGGAAAGTGTCACTTGGTTTCTAAAGAGGACGTATTTACTAGCTCCATTAGTAGTAGCTGAGAATGCATCAATACGATAAAGATAAAAGCTGTGATTGGCTGGTACAGTAAAAATACTAGCTTGGTTTCTACCTTCACCACCCCTTATCTTAGCGTAAGTTACACCACCATTTGTAAGTGTAATATCATTAGCTGCATTACCTGTTCCATTACCATCTATGGTTAGTACATCGTTAATACGAAGGAATGCTATGGTAGTCGGGGGTGTGCTACTATTTAACGTGTAGTCGCCTGAGATAATATTGTAGTCAGCATCTAACCCTATAACTCTAATAACAACACCATCATCAGCTACATTGGAATTTACTGTCATAGTTAAAGCTGAAGTAGGAAAAGTATAAGCTGTGTTATTTTCCCATAAGGGTACAAAGGAAGTGCTTACTGCGTCATGGTAACCAAAGATATTACGGACTGATAAACCTTTAGACTCTCCCTTAGAAATTGCCAAGGGGTCATTCTCATAAAGGTGTCTAGTCCATGTTGACATTAGTTGAGTTCCTTGGTTACAACTAATGCAAGGCTACCTGTGTTAGGGAAGGTTTCAATGGAACCATCTGTATATGTAACTTGAAACTCTACTGAGTATGTACCGACAGTATCTGTATCACCTGTCTGCCAGTCATACCTAACCGTACCAAGAGCAGCATTGATAATCTGTACACTCTGATCAATCTTAAGTGTGCCATCAATAGCTTTAACAAAGATCTTAGCCGTAGCAGCAGTTATGTTGACTGGAGTATTATTAGCGTCTTTAAGCTCTGCTAAGATAGAGGGACTGGTATCATTTTGTTTAATGTGGAAAGCCATTATGCCGCCTTATTATAATTTCCATCAAGGACAGCAGAGTTTGCCGTGCTTTGTATAAGAGCCTGATTAGTTGAATTAGCTGTAATAAACACAGCCCGTCTAGTCGATGCCCTATAAATGTCTGCATCGTAGTATGTCACTACGAATGTACCTTTGTCTGCCTCAAGTACATGACCAAACCCATTAGATTGACCAGTAATACTGAATACACCAGCGGCAGCAGGTAGGGTTAGCTCTGGCTCTAGTCTTGCATCATCAGCGGTAAGAACAAAGTTACCAGTCTGTGCATCAAGGACTTTACCACGGATTAGGGTAACATCTTGCCCCGTCAGAGTGAAGGAGCCTTGCGCCCCAAGCATGTAGTAGTTTACATCTAGTGCTGCATCTTCAGCGCCAAAGACAAAAGAGCCAGTTTCAGCAACAAAATTATCGTTGACATCGAAGTTAATGTCTTGGCCCGTAGAGGTGAAGCTACCCGACTCAGCCTCAAGTATCTCACTAATATTAAGAACAGCGTCTTGACCAGTTAAAGCAAAGGAGCCAACGACACTTGTAATACTTGTTGCAGTATTAACAACCTGACCAGTTAGGCTGTAGCTACCAGCTTCTGCAAACAAAGCATAGTTACGAAGTAGATCAGAGGTCTGACCCGTCAGAGTAAATATGCCAGTTTCCGCATCTACGATAGTAGTTGGAAGTATAGCGGCGTCTTGACCAGTTAAAGCAAAACTACCAGAACCGTTCTGAATACGGGTGTTGGTATTTGCTGCTTGACCTGTAAGGCTAAGAGAAGCAGTGCCAGCGGATAGAGTTACGCCAAAGACGTTAGCTTGACCTGAGAGGGTAAAGGTTCCCTCAGAAACAGGTAGTGGGTACTCAAGGCCAAAAGACTGACCCGTTAGCGTAAACTGACCTGTGCCAGCAACTTTGCGGGTGGTATCTGTAATCTGTTGTGGGGATACAATATATGTACCCTGTTGAGCAATTACCTTGCCATCAAACCTAAATCCAATGTCTTGACCAGTAGCAGCAAATGACCCTGCATCGGCGGTAATATTAAACTGTGCTGAAATACTTGCATCTTGTGCAACTATATTGAAAAGCCGACCATCAGTTTCGACCTTGCCGCCCATGCCACTGTGGGCAGTACAGTAATAGTATAAAGTGGGTGTGCTTCCAGTAACTTCAATCTCTACATAAGCACCAGCACTACCCGCTGAACCTACAACTGTTACGCCCGTGGTGTATTCTGTTCCGCTCGCGTGTGTGCCATTTGGAGTAGTAGAAAATCTAAATGGATGACCACTATTGGAACTATCAGATTGGTCAAAGCGGTAAGTAATGCCAGCTTGTAATATTACGGTTGGGGAAGCCTCTGGTGATCCAGAGATGTAATATTTATTACCAGTGCCGTATTGATTTGTACCAGTAGCGACCGAAACATCGTACTGTACAAGATCAACCGTAGCATCAAAGTTAATGTCAAAGTTACAGGCTTGACCAGTAGCGGAAAATGAACCCGCATCTGCGATTAAAACTCTTGTTATTTCAGCTTCAATACCCGTTACGGCAAATGACCCAGACGCCGCTGCTAGGTTGAAGTTTCTTTTTAGCCCAGCATTTTGGCCCGTTAAGGCAAAAACACCTTCTAGTGCAGCTAGTTCATCATCTAAGGGAAGCCCAATTGCTTGACCAGTAAGGGCAAAAGAACCAGCGTCAGCCGCAATGATAAATTCTTGTGGGCCTCCCCCATCATCTGCTAATGGTGCTGATGCTAATGGGCTAAATCCAAGCATATTAGACTACTCGTATTTTAAGGTTCTGTGCTGCGCTAGATGTAACTCTGACTGTTGTGCTGTCGGGAAAATCATAGTTGTAGTCAGTGCCTAAGATTGCGCCTTGATTAAGTGATGCTGCATCGTAGTTAATACTCACGCCATCTGAGCTTGGCACATCAGATGAAGCAGACCCTAAGTACAAGCCAATCATCAAATCTAAGCTATCACCTAACGTATAATGATTTGGGTCTGTAACAGCCTCTAGCTGGGCCTTGTCCATGCGGTTAAAAGAAACATTGGTCAGTGCCTGTTGCAGTGCAGCTAGTTCAGTATTGGTTGTAGCTGAAGTCCACGTTGTTGATGTTGTGAACGATTGTGTGCCTATGTTGTATTCGCTTACATCGTTGCCCTGTTCCCCAAGAAGAACCATTTTACTTCCATCAGGTTTAAAAGAAAGGGCTTTTGGATAAAGTTCTTGGGAAGAAAAATCAAAGCGTTGCGTATAAGAGGCTGTTGAGATATCCCAAGCAGTGCTTAACGTATATTCGTTTATAAACCTCTGGTTTTCCCCAGCAAAGTACATTTTGAGGCCATCGTCCTTAAAGAAAAGACCGACAGGGGTGTTGTCTTGACCTGCGCCTGACCCGCCAACACTTTTGTTTTGAACGTATGTAAGTGTTGATATGTCCCAAGCAGTGCTTAACGTATATTCGTTTATGTCATTCCCAGCGTTGCCTGTAAGATACATTTTAAGGCCGTCAGCCCTAAAAAATAGGCCGCTAGGACTTGTGTCTTGACCACTGATAGATTCGTTTTGGCTGTAGACTGCGGTAGAAACATCCCAAGCTGTGCTTAAATTGTATTCGTTGACGTCATCCCCAGTACTACCAAGAATATACATCTTAGTACCATCAGGCTTGAAGAAAATACCTGTCACAGCGGTATCTTGACCGCTTATATCTTTGCTGTTGTTACTATATACAGAAGTGCTTACATCCCAAGGCGCACCTAAATTGTACTCGTATATGGTTTGGTTAGAAACGCCACCTACATACATCTTAGTACCATCTGGCTTAAAAAACATACTCCTTACGGCAGCATCTTGAGTTATAGCGTAGTTCGTACTATATACTGCGTCACTTACACTCCAAGCGTTAGTAATAGCAATTGCGCTATTGTACTGCCATGTGCCGCTGTTATCCCGTACAATCGGACGTACACCGCTGCCATTTTTAATAACCGACCAAGTAGTTCGATCATCCGTAGAAACAGCGTAATAAGCTGCACCAGCACCAGCAATATCGTCGGTAGTCATGCTGTTAATGTCAGTCCAAAATTCGGTGTCAATCTGACCGCCAGAGTTTGTGATGGATGGGATATATCCGGTGCCTGATACAATAGAGCCTACGTTAAAAGTATAAACAATACCCCCATTGTTAAATACGGCAAATCTATTCCCTGTGCTGTTAAATGCTACTCCTGCCTGTATTGAGGAACTAAAGTTTGTTAATTCATAGTAAAATCTAGGGCTTGATTGTGTTAAAGTAAGAGTAGAAATATCGCCCTTAGTCCCAAAAGTATATTCACGCATATACCTATTTATATCGACAAAGTATAACTTTGTATCGTCGGTATTTAAAGTAAGGCTATAGGATGGTATGGATGCAAGAACTGTTGTGTTTATTACTTTGTTTGTAACAGTTGTAATGTCCCAAGCAGTCCCTAAATCATACGAAACAATGTCTGCGTTTCCGTCTGCGGCATATACCTTTGTTCCATCGCTTGTTACTACCAAGCCGTATTCAAAGTTGTCGTTTATGCTTACATCTTGCTCATTACCAGCGGTACTTAAATCCCAAGGAGTGGTGAGAGTGGCCTGATAAAATTTATTATACTGACTGCTGAACCAGTAAAAACGGGTTCCGTCTGATTTAACTGACAATCCTTGCGGATATTGACCCGAAACTGAAACATATGCGTTAGAGCCTGTTTGTATAGTAGAGGCATCAAAAGGTGTTGTGAGCGTAAAAGATTGAATACGACCTGCGCTACCGCTTGAACTAAGAAAAAACAATTTCAAGCCATCTGGTTTGAATATCAGAGAACTTTCAGCACCAGTATATCCACTAAGATAACTAGTTAAATCTTTGCTTTCTGGCACAATATCTGTTGGAATACCGGCTATGTTAAAAGCGTCTGTAATTCCGTTACTCATCTCAAGGCCATCAGTTGCATTGACTACAACACTGTGCATAGACCAACTACCAGCGGCAATAGTGCTACTGTCAGTAAATGATGTCGTTGTAATGTAAGACCCATCGGCAGCAGTCAGTAACGCAACGCCGCCATTGCCCTCGATGGTTTTACCTATGTCTCCAGATGCAAAGGAGCCTGTGCCTAAAGACAAAAAGTCTGTAACACCTAACGTATAATCATAAATTCTATCAGCAGAATCACTAATGGTGAACATTTTCTGTTGGCTTGGAACCATTATAACTGAATGGGGCGAACCCTGACTACTAATATAAAAATACTTAGACGCATAACTTGCTGTCGAAATGTCATAAGCAGTGGTTAGAGTATATTCATTTACCCTAGACACCCCAATGCCACAAATAAACAAGGTTTTTCCATCGTTAGAAAAATCCATTCCACCTTGGTTACCTTCTTCGTTAGAAAAGTCTAGGTAGTTTCCGCTGTTGGATAATGTACTAAGATCGTATGCCGTTGACATCGTAAATTCGTAAATTCTATCCTGTACGTTTCCATATATGAATAGCTTAGTTCCATCATCGTTTAGTCTAATATCATCAAGGTTCTCGTTTATGCCCGAAGGAGTAACATCACGCACATGGGATAGTGTTGTAACATCCCAAGCTGTCGTAAGGTTGTACTCACTTATTTGTCCATCACCCGCACCGCACATGAACATTTTTGTGCCATCAGACTTGAAGGCAATGCCTGTTGGAAAGCCATCTTGACCAGAAACTGAACTGTAGGTTGCAGACCCTGCTGTTGTGATATCCCAAGCGGTTGATAAAGTACGCTGGTAAACCCTGTCATATTGAAAACCACAATAGAAAACTTTTGTGCCATCTGGTTTAAAGGCTAAACCTCTCGCAGAACTGTCATCACCTGAGATACTAAGGCTGTCTCCGCTGTATGAAGTTGCTGGTGTTTGTATATCAATATTTAAGCTAGGCGTCAGTGTAGTATTATAAGCAGAATTGAGGCGGTCATAGTTTGCCCCATTAGACGCAACGTCCCATGAGCCTTTGCTGCTTATACCCGTTTGCGGCACCTCTTTAGTTGCAGAAACAACAGGCGTTGGGCTTACAGCCGAAGATAGTGTGATGCTGGCAGTCTCACCGCTGGCAAAGGATTTAGTTAATGTGCCAGCAGTGACAGACGGTAAATCCTCAGCAGTGGCGCTAATAAATACTACAGCAGAGCCGCTAAGGTTAATCGCATTATTTGAATTGCTGCTTTCGCTAACCGTGCGAGATAGAGTAGTGCCAGAAGCCGTATATGTGCCGCTTCCAATCTCAAAGTTACTACCGTCTTCTATGACGTACCTTACAGTGTCACCATTAGACACACCGCCGCCAGCGAAGGTTTGATAACCGTCCTCCGCTGACCCCAGCGTAATAATACCTGTACCAGTAGTCGCAGTTGCAACTTTTACTCGATTTGCGAGCGTCACCATGTCAAGTCACCTTATGCGATTTGCAGAACACCATTTGCAGCGGAGAAGTCCACTGTAAGACTGTCGCCATCGTTAAGCGTTAGTGATGAACCGTAATCATAATAACCGATCAGAGGGTCAGCAGGCGAGGTCACTGTGTCATTGTAGATATACACATAACGGAATGGTCCAGTTGCACCACCGCTTGATGTTAATGTTACGTCAGCTAATACTAGCTTGTATGTACCACCAGTTTGCGAAGATGAGGTTGTTGTTACATTACGGGACGAGAGGTTCGTATAAGATACCTGTGTCACGTTAGCTAGAATACCATTACCATCCGTAGACGGATTTGGGCTTTCTGATGATGGTGCTGTGTTAGAGAGAGCAACAATAACTTGGTCGCTTTCTAAATCCATGTTGTGAACTGCGTTTGCAACGAAGTCATTAACTTTATTAAAAGTAGCCATTATTCATTTTCCTGTTTTTGTTGGGGTTCCTGCGCGGTTGAAACACCAGCTTCAGGATCATAGTTTAATTCAGCAATGTCCATAAGGTCTTTAACAACCTCTGGGTGACTGCTAACGTCAATGTTTGCGCCATTAAGGTTACGCAAGAAGGCTGCAACTTCACGAAGGTCATGTGGAGCTACATCGCCAGCGGTTATCGTCGGCATCAGGTCATAGTTCAGACCGTTCAACTCCCAGAGGCGCTCAACAAGCTGTTTATTGAGGACATCAACAATAGCTTGGATATAACTCTCTAATGCACGAAGGAACAGGTCTGTCTTAGACTTGGAGAGGGCGTAAGAGCCAGTGTTGCCACCACCAAGCATAAGAAACTCAGAAAGGACACTACGAGCAATATCATGCTGGTAACGTCTTACAATAGGGTCAATGTCAATATTACGGCTACCACTAGAAGACATAAGCTCAACATCTACCAGCTTCTGGTTGGTAGGCGCTCCGTCTTTATCGGGATAGGTGTCGGAAGGCAGAATAATGTATCCTTGCTCATTGAACTTGACATCCCTGAGAATAGATTGCAGGTTATTGACAAATCCAGATTGTGTGGCTGTTGCATCCCCTGACAAGTACTCAGCAGGAATACGAGCAACAGGGATACCAGCAAGTTCCCTTTCAACGGCTATGGCCTCAATAGACTGTAGGTTATTGACATATTCATAAGAAGTATAAGCATTGCGAAGTATAGAGCGCCCAGCAGGGTCACCATTAATCGTTGTCGTGCGGTAGTACAGACTTTTACGAGTAGGTATATAATTAGAGTTGTTATAGCCCGACCCATCCTGATAAATACCAAGTACATCGCCAGTCTTTTGATCTACATCAAACCTAGAGATTGTCCAAGGCGCACGAATAGCAATCTTGCGTACACCCATACGTCCATCAGAATACTTAGAACGCTTCTTATCACTTCTTTCAGTAGGGCCATTACGTCTTTTATATATGACTTCAAACCAAGCAAAGCCATACGACAAATTCGATAAGGACTCAGCAATATGGTCATCAAGGGTATGGTCCATATCATCAAGTACAGACTCAACGAACTCAGCTTCTTTCTTAGCTTCTGCACTATCATTAGCTGGCATCACCTTTAAATCAACATCACGAAGGACTTGTTCAGTAGCATACATGACAGCACCAATAGTACTGTCGTTATCTCTCATCTCACGGTACTTGCGTATAGCTTTCTTGCCACGCAACTCAGGTAGAAACTCATCAGCCCGTATCTGACCATTAGAGGTGTTGTCACCCGCTACACCTAATATCTTCTTGGCCTCTGTCTCTGAGAGCTTCTTAACCATTATCTTAGTCCCTTGGCGCTACTATACGCTAGCTTCAGCGTAGGTTTTGCGTAGCCATTGAGTGATAGGTCCGTTATAGCCCAAACTAAAGCATCAAGACGGTCTGGTGAGCCTATGGACCCTAGAGGTTCCCACTGTACCATCTGATCTTCTAAGTCATTAAGTCCTCTTACGTGTCTAACCTTATCTTGCTCATATAATGCAGAGACAGGTTCAGCCCGTGCCATCTTCCCTCTGGATGCATGTACGAGCTTTACTGGAACTGTTTCATCTTCTGTGTGTAATGTGTGACGAACCATATCGCCACCTTGGTTTCTTTCAGCTACAATCCTATCAGCCATATGTTCTCTATAGAGTTCTACAGCTTTGGATGCCCACTGTTGAGGAGTATATCTACCTGTGTGGTCTTCTATTACATAAGCTATGCCGTTGACATCTACACCAGCAACTACAATACCAGTCATGTCACTTTCTGCATTGGATGTGATAGCCGGATCAATAGAAATAACCACCCTATTAAGAGATGGTACGTCATCCTTGTCTATCTCACACTTAGCAAGTTGTTGTCTATTCCATAATGCGCCAGATGCTTCATCAAGTATTTCTGCATATAGTTCTTGTCTACCTAACCTTGTTCCCTCATACGTCTTCTTTACTGCGTCTAAGAAGGTATCTGCTAGATTGGCTGCATTATCATAGGTACTCCCTTTGCTAATAGTAGTCTTATCATCGTCTAGTATTGTGCGTATCAGTTTGGTTGTCTTAGGTGTCGTCGTTACAAATACTTGAGGACGCTTACCTAAACGTAAACCAAACTGTAGCATATCCCAAGTTTCTTGGGCATTCCTCCATGCACATAACTCATCAGTCCATGCACTATATGCTTGCGGCCCCCTTAGTCGTTCTGGGTCTTCCGCTGAGAAGAAGACTGCTTTTGAGCCATTCTCCCATGTAAGAGTATTGTTCGTGGGTGACCATACAGGGAAACCAATGTGTTTGCCACGGTATGTCTTGTCACCCTTCCAACAGACATTGAGTAAACCTGAGTCACCCTCAACCATAACCCTGCGAACATCACCTTTAGTAGGCGCAACACAGTGGACAATCTTATCGCCCTTCTTGATCCTGTGTCTGACCCACTCTGAACCTGCACGGGTTTTACCCCAGCCACGACCAGCAAGTGCAACCCAAACATTCCATATACCCTCTGGCTCTAACTGTTCAGGTCTAGCCCAAAATTCCCAGTTGTGTTGTAACTCTTCTGTCTTCTTGGGGCCTAGTTCTTGTAATAGTGCAGCTACATCAGAATCTGGTAAGTCTCTAAGTACTTGCGCTGTTATCATCTGTACGGGTCTTACCTAATAAGGTCATCAGGGAGTCTATAGCTGACTCATCTACATCGGGATCTTCTACCTGATCTACTTCATTAACTGTAGATGTTGGACTCCATCCTCCCTTACTACGAAGAAAGAGTTCCTGGGACTTGAAGTCACCCTCTAATGCTTGCTGTACAACGACAGAACCTACAGCACCTACAATAGAAGCCTTCTCCTCAGCTATGTCCTCACCATATAGTTTATAGAAGGTAGCTGTACTTGAGGGGGCATTCTGATACTTCTGGATAGACGACAAAATATCTTTAACAGATACTCCACTACGAATACCTTCTCTAACCTTCTTGGCTATAATATTACTATATGGGAGTTTATCTTTACCAGCTGGCATAAGTGTATCTCTACTATAAATAATCTACCTCTATCATCGGCAAGTCACATCCAGTACATAACTACATCCCTAAGTATAGGGGCCTAGGTTCACTATGGTTGACAGAGGAAGAACAGGGGAGGGTACTAAAGAGTACACATGCTATACATTAGTATATACTATATCTCTATATTACTACCATACCTACAACTATAGACCTGGCGAAATACCCTTTCATATATATATAGGCACCTAAAATGAAATAATATAAGTAACATTTGTGAAATATATTGAAACAATTCGTGAGATCTTATTAAGTCTTTGTTTTCCCACAAATCTTTTTTTATGTTTCGCTGCGTAGCAGAGCTACTATGTACCCCTACAATGGAAATTAAGTATAGGGGCAAAAGTAAATTTCTTATGTT